ATATAACTTTGCGGTTACACTTGTACCGGATATGGTAAGTTCTAAGTCCAAATCAGGTAATCCATGGGCTTTATTTATATATAATATAGACATTTAATCACCTCTTATTCTACGCCGGGGATTGCGCTTACTACATCAACAGCTTTAAAAATAAACCAAAACACCCAAAAAGTAGTCCACGCCCAATTAGGTAGTATTGTTGGGTTTATGGAATATAGTATCAAAGCCAAAAAAGCACATTCCATTACGCATACCTCAAATAGACATCACCATTAGTTCCTCCTGTCGGTACGCCACTTCCGTAAGTTATTATCGGAATATCCAAATCCACTTCCGTTGGTGTATCTCCGTCATACTGCGCCACTTCTGTGCCATTGACTTTGATTGTCAGTGTATCGAATACTCGAAGTGCTATGTATTTTAAGATCATTTCTTCTCTGCTTTGTGGGTCTATTTGTTCTATTTGCGCTTTTAATGCAACATAGGCGTCAGCCGTTATAAACGGCGAAAGCCATGATGGTACTGTATTATTTGCCATTATTTGTCACTCCTTCTGTATAACTACGATAAATTCAAGCCAGATGAGATAGATATATTTGGATTATAGATTAACCTTCCGTCGGTGTCAAAACTGTAGTTAATTCATTGATTGCCGTTGTTATTGTTGCGAGTGTGGTATCTATTGTGTCGAGTTTAGTTCCGATTGCTTCTACCGCCGCTATATGGTCTGTTGCGTAATCTTCTTTTAAAGCAGGAACATCGTCTAAAATTGTTTTAAGATCGTTACTATACATTGTTTATACCCCCATAATATTTATTTTCGAGAATTTCCTCATTTGCGAAATAGGTTCATAGCGTCTATATTAAGATCTCTTTTACAAGGTATTTCTAAAACAACAGTTACCTTTGGGTTGGCTGCTTGAAATAGTTTAATATCCATAGTCTTGATTACTTCAACCGGTATTTTAACTCCGCCAATATCAAGTATTGAGAATTTGCTATCAAACATCACTAATTCCCCCCATAATATTCGCTATTGGAACCGAACTCCAATTTACCTCATAAACTTTACCTTGCCAAATATCGTGAGATAAATATTCAGGTGACGGAAACGGAACATGTCTTGCGCCTAAATGCGAACTCACCAATACATAGTTAAACCCATTTGAGTTTCCCCGTATTAGGTTCATATCAGCAAAACATTTATTTACTCCCGTCATTACTGATCTGCGCACCGCTGTATCTATGTTCTCTTGCCGACCGCTTGGATACGTTACTTTTAACTGCGACATTCCTATTTCTGTGACAGCTTCCGAAATCGCTTGTTGGTAACTTTGCGTGCCTGTTACTACTCTGAAATGCACTTGGTCTAACTTATCTATCAGTAAGTTCTGACTTGAATTTATCGTAGTTTTTGTAAGGTTATTTACTGTACCTTTGGTCGACCTGACATAATAAGAAAACACATCGTCCATAAACTGGGATGTGTTTAATGCTAAGGGCGTATCCATGCCATAATCTATTGATATTTTGTTTACCGATTTGTAGTAATCTATCCCTGAACCCTTGAATATCTTATCTATCTCTTGGTCTGAATATTTAGTCATTTGCTTTATGTATATGCGTATCTTGTCTAAATGGTATCCCATTTCTTGGAGTTTCCATATCTGATACTCCGAAGTGCCTGTAATTACGCCATTTTGAAGCACTCTTGTGACTATATCATCAAGCGCATACCTCGTTAGATCATCATACATACTGATTAATTTGTCAGTGGAAGCGTATAGATAATTGGTTTTATCAATAGGCATTAGTTTATATCACCCTCTATAAACGTAAGTTTCTCATCAGATTCGCCTTGCGCCTTTATTGCGTCTATCTTAGCGTTGGCTGTGGCTTCATCTTCTCCGTACCATTTCATACGATATTCCGGTAATCCCATAGCGTCCATAGCTACGTCTTGCCTGTCTTGTAACCTCATTTGTTCTTTACTTTCAATAATTGAATCGTCAAAGTCTATTACTATTGCCGGATCAGATATTGAAAACAAATTTTCAGCGTTTCCTATCGCTATAATTGACATTACAAGTTCAGTTAATGCGTTTTCTAAGACTTTTTCGTGTTTCTTTATTGTCCTGTATAGGTCAGAGTTCTCGCTTATTACTTCTGTGGCTGTTTTTGTTGCATTATTTTGCTCGAACTTGAAATACTGGTCGCCTAACCCTAACTTTATTGCAAGTAAGTCAAGATGTGTCTGTATTGCATTTCTTAGGTCAGCAATTCTCAAATCTCCATTTACTTCTTGAACATAATGACTGTTTGCGTCATTGAAATTGCCCTCTAACAAGTAAAACACTACATCTTGTGGGTCAAATGCGTTTTGGAAATTACCATTAGCTGAAGATACTTTCATAGCTTCTTGCGTTACGAATAACCTTTTTCTTCCGTTTTGTATCTCGTTTACGAAACTGTCAAAAGTTAAATCTATCGCCTTTAATGTATCTAAACTGTTAGCATATATCGGGATTCCAAACGGACTGTCTAAATCCAAATTGTTCGTAATATTCGGTGTTATCGGGATAAACCACCTATTAGGTGCACCTGTTTGTATTTCTTCAGGTATATCCTCTACCTTAACTTGTGTTAAGTTCCCGTCCTCACTGACTATAAACCGATAATTCCGTATCACATAGTTACCGTACTCATCAAGGTTATGCAGTTGTACATTCTTGATTTTCTCTGACTTAAACGTATCTCTGTTAAAAGTGATAGTATCGCTAACAAATGCACATTCAGTAATTCCGTTACTGTCATACGTTAATGGATATATATTGCTTGCATTTACAAATTGAATCTTTATTTTTTGAGTTCTTGAATCAAGAGATAACAGAAAACTACCAATACCTAACGCAAACGCCTTTTCTACCCCTTGATTTGCCTTTACCCAAAAATTGTTGGAGTTTAATATCTCATTTATCGTTTCGGTATATTCATCAGACCCTAATGTTATATGCACTTTCTCATTCATGAGTAAATCTGCAAAGTTTTCACATAATCTTTTAGGTAAATTAAGAGAATATCTGTTTCTGTTTACCTTTTTTTCTCCGTTGAATATGTAGTATCTATGAAAACTCTCTACAAATCCCTTATACCAACTCAAATAGTTGTTTATTGATTTAAATCCGGTTTCAAGAACCGCTATATCGTAGCCTACGCTCTTGAAAAAATCATTTAGTGTCACGTTACCACCTCCGAGATTATTTTTGAGTATAAAAAAAGCTCCTATACGGAACTTTTTAATTTTTATAATTAATTGTCGTAATGTGACCGACAAATTAATATTTCAATAGTATCATTCTCTACTAAATAAACTAATCTGTTATATTCATCAATTCTTCTGCTCCAACACCCTTGATAATGATATTTTAATGGTTCTGGTTTACCTACACCCTCGAAAGGTGTTCGTTCAATGTCTTTAATAAGTTTATTTATTTTCTTTAGCGTCTTTTTGTCTTGTGTTTGCCAATATAAATAATCTTCCCATGCTTCGTCAGACCACACTTTTTTCATTCGGGAATTTCCTCCGAATCATCCTCTATAAGTTCATAAATATTTCCTTTATTGTCTTTTAATTGTTTATAGGCATTGGCAAGTCTTTTTTGAGTTGTGTTGCTGTAAAAAGGGTCAAAATCTTTAACTTCAAATGGCATTTTCTTCTCTCTGAGCATAGTCCTTACAAAAATATTTACCGCTACACTCGCATTCATTCCCATTCTTTCACAAAGATTATTAAAACTTTCTTTTACAGGTTCTTCAATTCTTACACTTAAATTTGAGTATATCATAAAATCACACTCCATAACATTTTATATTACTAGTATATTATATTTTATGATATTATGCTTGTCAATGACACTTTATTACTAAATTCTAATACCCCCTATTGAAAGACTTGACAAGACTTCCCATTACACTACTAAGTGCGTATTCTGTGGCGTCAATTACGTCTATATTTACTGTGCCGTTATCTAACCTTACATCGTCTTTGTCTTTTTCCCATACAGCGTTGCAATATGCTTCTATTATCTCAGGGCATGTTTCATGAACATAAAATCTGCCTGCGCCTATAAGCCTACACGTTAAGTTGATTCTGTCTATGATCCTCGCTTTGATACAGTCAAGTATCCTTACCGGCTTGTCCTGTTGATAGAAATAGTTTTGAAGTCCTTTATTCTGGACTTGACCCAATCCACCCCAGTCACCAAAACAAGTAGTAACAACCCCATATTTGCCCTCTATTTCTTTGTAAAATTGAAAAAATCTTTCGTATAGCGTTTCCGGACTGTTTACTCCCTCGTATACCGCTTCTTCCAACACATATACAGTATGTAACCCTCTTGTTAATCCAACGGCTACAAACGCTGTTTTTGACCTGCTTGCGCCATAGTCGATTCCGATATATATATTCTGAAGTTCAGATACAGGAATATGTTTCGCTATGTATTGGTTTTTGTTGTTTGCAAATTTTGTGTATATGATTCCCTCTGCCGATACCCATTTACCTAATATAAATCTGTCGTAGAATACACCTGTATACTCATTTTTCATGTCATCTATGATACTTTTAGGTATATTATCGTTATCTTCTAAATAAAAGTTCCATATTTTTATATTTAATTCTTCTTCACGCATTATGTATTTCTTCATTAACCAATGAGATGGTGTATCAGGGTTGGTTGTGGCAAATAATTTAGAATTAGGTAACGTCAACCTCGTCATTAGCATTTCGAAGAAATCTTCCGTAAATAACGTCAATTCGTCACAATATGCACCGTATAACGTCATTCCTCGTATCTTGCCCTCGCTTCGTGCGTCATTGACTCCCTCTAAGTACACTATTTTGCCGAACATTACTGCTTCTTTTTTCGTTATTGAATAACTAAACTTCTCTTTTGGTATTAATGATTCCAATAAAACAAGGCAGTTTCTCTTTAATGACGTTATTGTCTTTCCAACCATCAATAAAGGACTGCCCTCAGGTGCTTCAGCTACATATAATATCCATTCAAGTAGACTTACAAAGGTTTTCCCGCTTCTTACCGAACCTTGAAGCAAGTTTATCCTCGCTCCTCGCCCCTCAACCATCTCTTGCATGAATAATCGCTGTTTCTCATTTAGTTTCTCGAACATTTTTTATTGCCTCAATAAGATTATTAAACGATTTGTCTGCTTCGGTTTCTCGTTTAACGTTTTCTTCACTTTCTCCAAGTATTTCTATTAACTTGACAAGTGAATTCATGTCGCCTTTGTTTATGCCTTTTAGTATCGTTGCCGCTACTAATGCAGAACCATAATCGTTTTCGCTCGCTCCTGTGGATTTTAATAGGCTCTTTAACTTTTTCGGTTTTACTTCAGAAAATAAAAATCCCTTTAATATTTCAATTAAAGAGTTCCTCTTGCGTTCTTCTTCTTTACGCTCTTTTATTTTCTTTTGACTGCTTTTCCCACCCTTTGATCGTAATGCAAACTGTTCTTCCGGTGGTCGTGTGTTTATCTTGATTAGGTTGTGTTCGTTCATTTTATCCCCCTCCTGTGTAGTTCAAGGTGTGAATTTATGCCCGCATTCGGGGCATTCAACTTCCTTTTTAGCAGATACTTTTACAGGTTCTTCATCATAAGTGCATTCTAAATTATCGAAGTCTAACAGATCGTCTAATTCTTTCTTGCTGAATCCTATATCTGTTAAATCACTTCCTAATCCTACTAATTCATCTATCTCTAAACTTAGTAAAGGTTCGTCCCATTCAGAAAGTTCCGCTACTTTGTTGTCAGCTATCCTATATTCTTTTATTTCCTTTTTATTTAAATCTTCTTTCCTCACACATGGTACACTCTTTAAGCCTAACTCCTTAGCCGCTATGTATCTTGTATGCCCTGTTATTATCTCTCCATTGTTGTCTATTACTAACGGAACATTAAACCCATACTTCTGTATCGATCTCTTTAATGGTTCTACACTTAAATTGTTCTTCCTTGGATTTCTCTTGTATGGTTTTAAATCTTCTAATTTTACATCTATAACTTTAATACCTGCCACTCCCTCTTGCTGTATCAGTATCTCATTTTTCAATTCCTCATTTTTCAATTCCTCATTTTTAATTCTATCATGATGGTTATCCCTTTTTATCCCATCTTTTGAAACGGTCTATTATCCTATATACCTGACTCTTGCTATATGGTACTCGATAAGATATATCGTATCCGTTCATTCCCTTTACATAATACAAGTACGCTACCTTATGCTCCTCTCCGTCACTCTCTTTTAATATCTTCTCTATTTCCCATTTCTCCCTAAGTAACGCATTCTTCTCCTCGATTACTTCTCTTAGTTCTTCCGCTGTTTCAGCTTTATCACCTATGTACTGTACGATTTTAGCGTCCGGTTCAATACTCCCTTGTATCCTATCCCCCAGCACGCTACTCTTTAACCCGATCCTTGCGTCTATTCTCTCTATCTTCTCTAACAAGTGCCGTTCATGCACGCCTAATGCTTCTAAATCCCGTTTGATCCCGATTAATGTCCTCTCTCTTGCACTTATACACAAAATAAGCTACCCCCTAATTAGTTAAAATTAGTTAGTAGCCTTTTGTTAGTGTGTTAGTTAGTGGTATTTCAATATCGTTACTTCTATTCCATCTATCGTATCGTCAAATTCTTGACTGCTTTTTTTCACGTATTTCTTATTATCATCTTGTATTAAGTATCCCTTTAATCCGTCTATTACCATTTTTATTATATATCCATGGTTGTCTATGTCAAGGTTTGAATTGAACTTGAACCTTACCTCTACTGCACCTATGTAACTCCCTCTATATATCCCTTGCTTTAATAACTCCATCTGTACCATCGTGTGAAATTGTTCCGCATATTTACACCTGACACTCCAATGTACTCCTGAATAGATCTTGTTTAAACTTAGTTTAGACGTTACTTTTACCGGTAATAGGATCTTTACTTCGCCCACTCGCTTTATCCGTTTCTATGACCATTCATTGACCTGTATTTCCCATATATTACTCTTTCGTAATCTTGCTTTCCATAGTTTCTTAATAGTTCAGCAAGCTTTTGGGTTTCAAAGTCTTCTGAATTTTTTAGGTAGATTGCGTGACCGGGGGTCTGTTCTCTACTTTGGGGGGTACCCCTCCACTGTCTTAACCTATTTGACAACCGCTTCATCATGGTTACAACCCCCTTTAATCAACACCATTTGAGTTATCTTGATTGATTTTATCCTATTTACATACACGTCAACGCTATCGTTTAAACACTTA